GTTTTGGAGGCACTAACTTTACCTTCTGTATCCCCGAAGATATCACTGTTCCCGTCACTGATGACAGTGCATTCTTTGAAAACATTGAAATCTACGAAGGAACGTTTCTTACCAAAGAATTTACCGTAGACACGTCTAATATTGATCAAAGATTTATCATTCCCAACTCCAACGCTGATACTTCGACGTTAGTTGTTCAAGTAAAAGAGAGTTCTTTTGATATATCGTCTGTAAAGTATCAATTAGCACAAAGTTTAATTGATATTAATTCATTATCTAAAATTTTCTTGTTACAAGAATCTTCTGACGAGAAATTTGAAATTCTTTTTGGTGATGGAGTCTTTGGCAATCGTTTAGAAAACGGAAATGTCATTACAACCACCTATGTAATCACAAATGGTGATCTTGGTAACGGTGCTAGCAACTTTACTTTCTCTGGAAGATTAGTTGATAATGAGGATAGGGTTGTAACGACTGGTGTTTCTGCAATTTCCGTTATTTCACCAGCCCAGGGTGGTGGTGAGATCGAATCTGTTGATTCTATTCGCAAATATGCACCATTAAAGTATGCATCGCAAAATAGAGCAGTCACAAACCAAGATTATGAGGTTTTGACTAAGCAAGTATTCCCTGATACTGAATCTGTATCTGCTTTTGGTGGTGAAGACCTTGATCCACCACAATATGGAAGAGTTTTCATCGCAATTAAACCTAAAAATGGAAATTATCTTTCAAATTTTGTAAAATCTTCAATTATTGATGATTTAAAGAGATATACGGTTGCCGGAATCTCTCCACGCATCATTGATTTGAAATATCTGTATGTTGAGATCGATTCAAACGTTTATTATAACACAAATCAGTTCCCGTCCGCATCTTCGCTCAAAACGAAGGTCATGGAGTGTCTAGATATCTACTCGAAAACTGCTGAACTGAATACTTATGGAGCGAGACTAAAATATAGTAAACTTTTGAGAGTTGTTGACGATTGTGATTCATCAATCACATCAAATATCACGACTGTAAGGATGAGAAGAGATTTGAGACCAGTTCTCAACAGTTTTTCTGAATACGAACTTTGTTATGGTAATAGATTCCATGTTACCGAAGGTCAAAATATCAAAACTAGTGGTTTCTTTGTAGAAGGTTACGCTGGTGAAGTATTTTTGTCAGATGCTCCATATGAGGACATGAGAAGTGGAACTGTTGACTTAATTAGAGCAATTTCTGATACGGAAATGCAAGTTTTGAGAAGAGATGTTGGAACTATCGATTATATCAAAGGAGAGATTCTTTTGAGTCCAATTAAGATCGTTGGAACCTCAAAATCAGTTGCAGAATTCCCAATTATTGAAATTCAGGCAATTCCTTACTCAAATGACGTTATTGGATTACAGGATTTATTTTTGCAACTAGATATAAGTAAGAGTAACGTTACAGTTGTGTCAGACACCATGTCTAGTGGCGCTGATGTGTCTGGTTCTAAGTATACAGTTT